AAATCCTGAGCTTCATTGTATAGTGTTTTCATACTATTCTTGAGTCGCCCTTTGTCTAGCGTAAGAGGTAGCTCATCAATATATCTATCAAGGAGAGTTATAGTATCTTCCGTATTTTCTACAATCTCATCAGACACATTACTAGCGTCTAGATCAGAAAAATCTTCAATTATCTTAACATCAAACGCATCAGCCTTGAATAGATTATCAACAAACATATCAAACTTATACAAATCCTTTTTATTCACTACAATCAATTTTATATATTTATCCTTGTATGATGCCATATCAAAATCTTCATCAAATGATGGAAGCGTATCATCATAATAAATCTTTTTGAATATTGTATAAGGATTAATAATCCTTTCAAGCTCTCTTGTCTCTGTATCAAAAATATGAAACCCTCTTGGATCATTCCAATCATTCCAAGTAATTTCATATGGTGTGCCAAGATAGAATATTTGTCCATCATCTGATTTGTGATGAAAATGTCCACTGAAAACCGTATCAAATCTACTGAACAATTCTTTTTTAAAATCTCCATCAATGCTGGCAAACCCTTTATACATTTCAAATCCAGCAATTTCTAAATGCCCCATGACGATCTGCGCTGGAGAAGTCTTTAGTGCTTCCATAGATTCATCATAATTACCCGAATTGATCCAAGGAATAAACTGAATAGGAACACCATCAAACTCCATTACTGTCGGCCTGTCATAGACAGTAACATTATCATAACTGTCTAGTATTAGATTTAAAGTATTTACTTCGCTAGTGTTTTTAAAATATGTTGTATGATTACCTATAAGAGTATGTAGATTGATATTGTTCTCTCTTAACTTATCAAACCACATCTGCTTGGTTTTTTTCAAAATATTAAGATTGATATACTTTCTTCTGTCAAAAGTATCTCCTAGATCAACAACATTTGTGATGTTGTTTTCTAATAAATATGGAAAGCAGATTTCAATATAGAATTTTTCAAAATAATCAGAGAAAAGTAAACTGTCATTTCTAGCCCCGAAATGCTGATCAGTTATGAGAGCTAACTTCATTCTTTATCCATGAATTCTTCTAACCCATTTTTCTTTTTAGAAGAAGCTTTCTTTGGTTTATATACATCTTCTGCTGGTAACAAAATATTTGGATCAACTCCTTCTACATAATATTCTCTATCATCACCATCCATTGTAGTATAACTTTCGTAAACTTTTTTTTCAATCATCTTGTTTCTTATATGAGTTTGCTTCTTCTCTTTTTGAATTCGTCGTACAAACGCATAATAAATTATCTGTGTAAAATAAGCAAACGGATTCCTTGATTTTTCTGGATTAAAGTTTGATACATATTGAAGACAATTCTCAATACCATCTGATATCATATCATCACGATATGTGTAATTGATAAAATTGGGCTTATATGCCAGATGAGTTGCGATTTTTAGAAAACACTCGCCAATATAATTTGTTACTGGTAACTGCGGCTTTCCTTCTTTCTCAGCAATCAAACATTTCTCTTTCCATTCAATCATTGCCTCCAAGAACAACTTATTATCTACATAATGAGGTTTTTTTCTTTTAGCCATTACTGCTCCTTTTGTAGTCATAATATAATAACTATATACTAATTTATATAAAATGTCAAGTCCCTAAAAAAAATAAAAAGGGACTTGACAGAACAAGAAAAATAGTATATATTAGCTATGTTGGGTTTTAATGAATCGTCTTACTGTTTACAGGTAATGCTTCAAGTAACTCCTCAACTGTTTCCTCATCGTCATCGTCATCTAATAATGCATTATTTTCTTCATGGTGTTTCATCTGGCCTAATACATATTCATAGTATTTAATTAAACCAGGAGAGGCATTAGATATTAAGAGAATATCCTTCGAAGCAATCTGACATGAAATTGAATCACTCCAAGGACTTATCCAATTGGATAGGCCTATAGAATCACCATCAGCACCTGTCATCATTCTAGGCAACACTTGCATCTTTAGAGGCCTTATGATTTTTATTTGAGTTTCTGAATTGACAACATCTTCAACTTTACAAACAATATCGTCACCGTTGCACAATTTTATAAATTTATAAGGAATTGATTCTTTTGTAGTCATTCTAGCTATACCTTTTTAATTTCTGAATACATCATACCATATCCAAAGGAATTTGTCAAGACAAATTGACAAATTATTTTAGCTTTACCTTCTTAATTTCATAATTGAATTGTTCCTCATTATATATGTTCAATCTATTTATAAAATGTAACAGGGTGTAGTTTTGTCTCTCTTTATATGATATATCATCAGCAAGATCATATATTAAAATGGAAAACTTGGTTGTACTGCGACGTAATCCCCGGCCGATTGATTGTAACACTCTAATTTTAGATTTGCTCGGACTTGCGAGTACGATGTTATTAATATTTCTAATATTGATACCTTGACTAAAAGTGCCATAGCTTGCAATGGTGATTGAATTCTTTTCCTTATTGACAATAGCTCGTATATTCTCTCTATCTTCCGTGGAAGTTCCACCATAAACAAAAAATATAGGTAAATTTTCATTTTCTTTATCCTTTATTTTATCGTATAATATATTGCCATGTTTTTCTACTAATTGAAACAAGCATAAAGTATTACCATCCAAGTGTAATAATAGATTAGTGATAAAAGCATTTCTTTCATCATTACTTACAATATAGTCTAATTCCTCAATATATGACATTTTCTCTCTTATTGGAGGATGTTTTAAAATTATACATTTTATCTTCAGATCAGCCAAGGTTTTCTTATCTATCAGTTCTTTTGTTGATACCACCTTTTTTACGGCACCAAACAATCCTTCTAATACTAGTCGATGAGTCTGTGTTCCATCTAATGTACCAGTAAGTCCGAATCTATATTTACATTGATCTAATTTTGTCATAATACCTGTAAGAGACTTAGCTTTGTACATATGAGCTTCGTCACCAATCACGCAGCCAAACTGAGCAAAGTATTTTTTTGACATTTTATATATCGATTGCCAAGTTGATATTACAACATTCTTTGTAACATTCTTATCATGTCCTTGATATATTTTTTGACAGCGTAATTGGGTGTTCCAACCATAAGAGGTAAAATCAGAATACATTTGTTCCACCAAGGATGTAGTTGGAACCAGTATTAATGTTTTTAAGCCCATCATATGGTAATAACGGACAAGGGAGTATATTATTAAAGATTTACCAGAAGCAGTAGGAGAAACAATAAGAGCCCGATTTGTTGTAATAGCATGTTGTACTGCATCAAATTGATAATTCCTAATTTTAAGTAATTTTCCTTTTGATTTAGATTTGAGACTATTAACAAACCCTTTAACCATTTTTCGGTCAACCACGTTTTCATTTTCAATTCCTTCTTCTATTGTATACGAAATATCATTATTATCACAGAATTTCTTAATATATGGAAGCAGTCCTACATATATTTCACCTGAGTTTAGGTTAAATAATCGTATCTTTCCATCCCACATACGATTTTTATACATGGGCATAAACTTTGCGCCAGGTACTTCAAACGTAAAGAAAAAGGAAAGTTCTTGACCTTGAGATGGTGAAAAATCAGATAGCTTTAAATATACTTCATTTTTCTTTGAGATAATCATTAAGCAGGACCGAGACTCCACCCTACTAGTGATTTCCTAACACCAGACTTAACAGGTCTTACCCTATGCCACATATTAGATTCAAAAAACAAAATATTCTGATCTGTCTCTTGTGCAGAAAATGTTATATATCGTTTCCCATCTTGTTCATGGCCCGGGCCGTAAATTTCTAGATCAAATTCTCCACCCGTATAATCATCATTTAAAAGAATTGAAAATGTTACTTTTCGTATTCTTCCGTCTGAATAAGGCTTTCCAAGAATGTCTTGATGCCAACCATATTCACCACTTACATCTGCCGTATATTCTGAATATTGTAATGCTTCAATGGTATCAATTTTACATTGCCACCTATCCTTATTAATATCTTCAACCATTCTAAAAATCTCTTGAGTAAGACCTTCTTTACCACTACTGGAAGGGCCGCCAATAGGATGTTCTAACCAAGTAATATTTGATCGTCTTTTGACTAGACCAGAAGAGTCATGAATACAACCATCTTCCAAAGTATCTTTCTTGTGTGATAAAATTTCTTGAATAAAATTTTTATCAATGTGTGTAAGTAAATAATCTATCATCATCTTTTCCTTTCTTAATAAATGATAACTTAATCCTGTTTCATATCATTCCTGCTTCAAATCTTTTCCAATCTTGAGCATTTTTAATATCCCAACCTCGCCGATCAATAGACTTTAGAATGCCATCAATAAACTCAATGACGATTTCCAAATAACTAATTTTATCTGATAGCGTTATGATTTCTTCATCAGAGGTAATATACATATGAAGATCGGTTTTGAGAACTTTCAAATCAAAAGGTTTTGCAACATAAATCTTTGCGTCAGACTTGCCGCCATAATATTCCCATTTTTGCCTATATAATCTCTGGTAGTCGCCTTTATTTTTTACCAATAAGCTCTTAAACCTAGTTCTATACTCTAACCACTTAGGAGCGATTGTTTGGTTTTTAAATGCTTCTTGGTCTAAGTGTTCTTGATCTATTATAGGCAAGTCTTGATTCGCTTCAATTTTCAATTGGTCTAAATTCATAATTTTCCGTTGTTAAAGTTATAATGCTGTCATTGTATAAATTTTGTATGCAAACTCTGCTGATGCTGAAAGATATTCTACATCCGTAGCTGCTTGAGTGTAAGCTAAGTCTCCTAGAGAAATAGGAAAAATATCTTGAAAAGTAATTTCCAAAATAGGATTATTCTTATTAGACATAATCATAATAAAAGCATCTGAATACATGGCTCTATCTGGTGTAGCCGTCCCCACTTTACCAATATCAGTTTGAATCAGGCCTGCTGGAGTCGCTGGGGTGTTAGAAGTAACATCTCTATAGGTTTTGAACTCCTCACGATCTTGAGGAAAACCAAGGCCTGTCATCCAGTTATGTAAACTTATATAGTTTTCAAGATATTCATCCACCAAAAAT